GCAACAGCCGACCAACAATATTTAAGTTTACCCAATAACTTCATTAGTCCTATTAGAATTACTATGACCGCTAGCCCAACACATACTTTAGAATTAATAAGTCCTTTTGATATTTCTAAAATGCGAATGCAAAATTCTGATAATGTGGGTCGGCCTGAGTTTTATGCTGTAGTGGACGGGTCTTTTGAATTATATCCAACGCCAGATGCAGATTATGTAGTCGAGCTTGTTTATTATGAAAACATACCTGATATAGCCGCAAACACTACAAACTGGCTTTTAACAAATTACCCTGATGCTTATTTGTATGGTTCACTGCTTCACAGTTCGCCATATTTGCAAGAAGACCAGAGAGTAGCAGTCTGGAATGCGTTGTATCTAAACGCTGTTTCTGCTATAAATTTAGAAGGAGAGCGAGCTAGAACATCGGGTTCGGGTCGTAGAATACAAATTAGGAGCTATTAAATGGCAAGTTTTACAAAAGTAAATGACTTTGTGGTCAACCTAGCGAACGCGATGGACATGAACGCTGACACGTTTAAAGTTGCGCTTTCTAACACTGACCCAACATCTGGAACAAGTGTCGTAACAGATGGAAACGGTGTATTGGCTAATTGTGCTGAAATATCGTATACAAATCTTTCCGACAGAACATTGGCAAACGTAACCAGTACGCAAACAGGTGGCGTTTATAAATTATCGGCAGACGATAAAGTTTTGACCGCATCTGGCGGTTCTGTAGCGGCTTTTAGATATGTTGTTATTTATAACGATACACCAACCTCCCCCGCAGACCCTATAGTCGGTTATTATGATTATGGGTCATCATTAACACTTAATGATGGTGACACGTTTACAATCGACATCGGTACTAACGGACTATTAACACTTACTTAGTAGGAGCGCATCATGGCAAAACTATTTAACAGAGCCAAGATGAACACCTCAACAAGTGGCTCGGGAACTTTAACATTAACTACAGCCGACACTGGTTATCAAACATTTGCTGATGCGGGTGTTACAAATGGCGATGTAGTTGCATACGTTATAGAAGAAGGAACAAACTGGGAGATAGGAACAGGAACTTATTCTTCAAGTGGGACTACCTTAACAAGAACACCAACTGAGAGCAGTGGTGGCGGCAGTGCTATTTCATTAGGTGGGACTGCAAAAGTTTTTATCACTGCATTATCTGACGATTTTGGCAAGGTACAGCATGATGGCGTTACTAAAATGGTGGCGCACTCTAGCGGTATTACTGTTACTGGTAATGTTACTGTTAGTGGAAATGTAGATGGCAGAAACCTTGCAACAGATGGCACAAAGCTAGATGGTGTTGCAACTAATGCTGATGTAACATCTACAGCTTTGCCAAGTGCATTAACAGGGTTATCAACAGAAACAAGTTTATCAGGTTCCGATATAATACCAGTATATGATGGTACTTCTGCAACTTGGAAAAAAGCAACAATAACAAATGCTTCCTTACAAGGACCAACTGGACCAACTGGGTCAACAGGTTCGCAAGGGGCGCAAGGCAATACTGGACCAACTGGACCAACTGGACCCGCAGGCTCAAACGGTTCTACTGGACCCACAGGACCCACAGGACCAACAGGACCTCGAGGACCTACTGGACCTACTGGACCGCGCGGACCAACTGGACCGACAGGACCTACTGGAAATGCCGCGACAGGTTGGAACCAAGTGGGTTCTTATGCTCAAATACAATGGGCAGGGTCAGGGCTAAGACACGCAGGGTCAACCGTTGGGTCTAGCAGTTTATACGCTTGCAGTAACTATGCCTATCTTTATGGTGGACACTCTACAACCAACAGGCCAAGCGGCTCTTGGAGGCTTATGGGTGGTCTTGGTAGATATAACGGTTCATCAAACTTAAACCGTGACGATATGTATGCGTCAGTATTTGTGAGGTATGCTTAATGTCTATTCCAATTACAGAATACCGTAATGCTAAAGTTTTAACGGAAGACGGTGGGCGCATAGATGTTGAAATAAACCACCCTGATTATGGTTGGATAGAATACACGCTTGATGTTGAAGATACCGACATGACCATAGATAACAGCGCATTAATGACCTTAATCGGTGACGATAAAGAACCTTATGTTGCCCCTACAGCCGAAGCAATCGCGGCTGAAAAGGCTTTTGTTATAAGGGAAGAAAGGGGTTTTAGGTTGGCGCAATTAGATATTATTCTTTCTAATCCTTTACGTTGGGATGCAATGTCGGACGAAGAAAAAGCTCCTTGGATAGCCTACAGAACGGCATTATTAGATGTTCCACAGCAATCATCTTTTCCAGAAAGTGTTACTTGGCCTGCCTCCCCCGATGGTATGTTTTCGTAATGGATATAAAAGAAATTAATTTACTAGGAAATCGTTCGTTTCAAATAGATAATTTTTACGACCACCCTGCTTATATTATGGATATGGTGTTATCAGGACCACCAAATAAAGTAATGACTGAACACCCACTACATGGTGATGAGTTTTTTGATTTGCGCCATCATAGAAAAGAGCCAACGCTAGAAAAATATACAGACCAATTAGTTGAGATATTAGATAGTGAATTGCAATCTTTTGATGTTTATAAAGAGGAGGGTTGCGATGTTTTGGACACTAATTTTATGCGGTGGAAAAAATCAGATTGGAATAATTACGAAGAAAATTTTTGGTTTCCGCATCAAGACGATGGTTGGGTATGTATAGTATATTTAAATGAAGCCGAAACAAATGGAACAAATATTTATGTTGATAAACACGCAAGCATACATAGATACGGAGGCAAAAAAACGGCAGAAGACCGTCACCCTTGGAAACCTAAATCAGATTTTGAAATAGTAGATTATCTAGAACCAAAATTTAACAGGGGTTATTTGTTCAATGCAAAGCGCATACCTCATGGAGCCGCTATAAATGATGATACATATTTTTATTCCGAAGCAGACAAAAATTACAGTCGGCACAGATTAAACCAAGCTTTATTCTTTTTTCCAAGGCCACCAAAATAATGCGACAAAACTGGCAATTATATAAAAGAAATATTGCGCCTGACGTAGTGCAAAATATTATTGACCAAGCAGGCGAAACAACAAAAGCAGGCACGTTTAATAACGCAGACGATAGTGTTCGAAGCAGTCGTGTTTGTTGGCTTACAAACGAAGATTGGCTTAAAGATTTGCTATTTCAGTATGTAGACCATTCATGCCAAAATGCTTTTTATGTAAATGTTTTCAAAAATGCAGAAATACAATATACAGAATACCATGCTTCAGAAAATGGCCATTATGATTGGCATCACGACATAGATTGGAACGCAAATGATGGTTTAGATAGAAAGCTTTCTATAACTGTTCAGTTAAGCGACATAAATGAATACGAGGGTGGCGACTTTCAATTTACAGAAGTTCCAAACCCAGAAATGGAAGATGCAAAGCAAAAAGGTACTGTTTTGATTTTTCCAAGCTATTTAATACATCAAGTTTCGCCAGTGACTAAAGGCGTAAGAAAATCACTTGTGGCATGGTTCAAGGGACCAAAGTGGCAATAGAAAGGGTGTAAATTATGACAGCTTTCGCTCCGTTAGGCTCAACCGCAATAGGCCAAGCATCAACAAATGCAAATTATGCAATGGGTGCGGGTAGCGGAACTTTTACCCTGTCACTGCGTGGCGCGGCATTATTGATAGCTGATATTTTTCCTTATGGTGTTTTTCAAATTGACGGTAGACCTGTTACTTTAACCGCACAAAGGCCGTTATCTGTTAATCATGGTGCTTTTACTTATACTGGGCAAAACGTTGAGTTAGACTATGGTTTTGGAATTGTAGTTGATACAACAACATTTACATATTCTGGTCACAATGTAATTTTAGATGTTGGCTTTGGTATGGTTCTAGATACTGCCACTTTTGCAGTAACAGGACAAAATATAGATTTTACAAAACAAATGAACATTTCAGCAGAAACTGGAGCGTTTACTTATACTGGTCAAGATGCCTTTAAAGGTGTTGGCGAAGCTTTTGCTGTTGGAACATTTACTTACACAGGGCAAGCAGTGGATATGACGGTTCAAAGGCTGTTTCAACCGTTATCAGGCGAATTTACTTATTCTTTTGCGGCAGACATAAAAACAAGAGGTTGGTTTAGTCCAACCGTACCGCCTACAATATGGACTGATGCGGCCTAACGTGATAGGTTGTTATAAATAGGAGATAAAAATGGCTATTACACTTACCAAACCGACAGTTGGAGGTTCAGAGGGAACTTGGGGAAATACCATCAATACAGCCCTTGATGACGTACAAAACGCTTTAAATGGAACCGCAGGAACTGTTGCGCCAAATTTAACTAAAGTAACAATTAACGGAACTGACGTAACGGCAACGGCGGCAGAATTAAATGCCCTTGATGGCGTAACATCAACAGCCGCAGAATTAAATATTTTAGACGGTGTGACCGCCACAGCTTCAGAATTAAATGCTTTAGATGGTATTACTTCTACAGCCGCAGAATTAAATTTATTAGATGGCTCAGTTGCTAACACGGTCGTTAATAGCAAAGCGGTAGTTTACGGCTCATCTGGTCAAGTACAAGCAACAACTGTTGACCTAGGAGATTGGACTATAACGCAATCTGGAAGCAGTTTAAAATTTGCCTACCAAGGAACAAATCGTTTTTCATTATCATCTAGTGGTGCATTAACAGTAGAAAACAACGTAACAGCTTATGGAAGTGCATAAATGCCATTACCTAGTAGCGGTCAAATAACCTTAAACCAAATTCATGTCGAGGCAGGCGGTTCTAGTGGTTCACAAGCGGCTTTAAATGATGCTGATATTCGTTCTATGATTGGAAAATCGTCTGGGGCAACAAACTCTTTTAGTGATTATCATGGAATTACAAACTCTGCGCCAACAGCCCTCTATATTGGAAGAGCAGTGACAACTGGGAATGGCTTTCCAAATGGTTATGTTCCTTTGAGTTCTGGTAATAAAGTTGTTGTTGTTGCTTTGGCGTTAGCAGGACCCGCAAATACATATGTAAATTTAGGCTCAACGGCTATGACGCAAGCTTGTAAAATAGATACTCCCAGTTCAAACCCAAACATTTGGCAAGGTGGTCCAACTGCCGCAATCTATTGGGTTGAAACAACTGCAAGCGGTAGTGTTTATATATCTGGCAACGGTGGCAGTGGTAGGTCAGTTTTACACGCTTGGGAGATTACTGGGTACAATAGTGCGACACCACACTCAACGGCTACAGCCCAAAATACTGATGCTTCAAGTTATTCTAAAATTATTTCTCTTTCCACAAAATATAATGGTTGCACAATAGGAACTGGCGTGTGTGAAGATACAAGCCCTGCGGGTTCGGTTACTGTAAGTAACTCTGACCAATTAGAACAAATAGATTTAGAAAGTGCTACCAATCACTATAGTTGGAGAGACCAAGGAGCAAGTGAAGGTACTACAAATTATGATTGTGACCAGAATAATCCTGCTAGCAATTTAAACCCTAACAGCACAATTCAACAATTAGCCGCCGCGCACTGGAAATAATATGCCATTAGTCCCATTAGATTTAAAAGCAGGGTTTTACAGAAACGGCACAGAATTTGATGCGTCAAACAGGTGGCGTGATGGTAGTCTTGTTAGATGGCGCGATGGTTCTTTACGGCCTATCGGTGGGTGGCAAACTTTTAAAGAAGGTTTTTGTACTAATCCAATCCGAGGCGCACACGCTTGGGAAAGCAATAATGGAACTGCATACTTTGCGGCGGGAAGCTATAATGAGCTAACAGCCATGACAGGTTCAGGCACAACATACGATATAACGCCAACTTCTATGTCTACTGGCAGGGAAGATGCAGGGTTAAATTTAGGCTTTGGTGGTGGGTTTTACGGCACTGGCTATTTTGGAACTCAACGCCCTGCAACTGGAACTTATTCTGAGGCAACATCGTGGTCACTTGATAACTTTGGTCAGTTTTTGGTTGGGGTTCATTACGACACTGGAACACTTGTGGAATGGCAACTTGGTTCTTCAGCAGTGGCCGCTCCTGTTACAAATGCACCGCTTAATAATTTAGGTTTAGTTGTTACAGAAGAACGATTTATATTTTTATTAGGCGCAGGCGGTGACCCGAGAAAAGTCCAGTGGTGCGATAAAGAAGCAAATACAGTTTGGACTGCGGCGGCGACAAACGAAGCGGGTGACTTTACTTTGCAGACAAGTGGTCAGATTATGCAGGGTCTTAAAACTAGAGGTCAAACATTAATTATAACAGACAGCGATGCGTTTGCGGCTAAATATCTCGGACCTCCGTATGTCTATGGCTTCGATAGGGTTGGAACTTCTTGCGGGGCTGTTTCGCGTATGTCGGCGGTAGATACTGACCAAGGTGCTTTTTGGATGGGGCAAAAAGGGTTTTTTGGGTTCGATGGTAACTCTGTTCGAGAAATACCTTGTGAAGTTCACGACTATGTTTTTGACGATATAAACGTAAACCAACAATCTAAAATATGGGCTTGGAGCAATACTGAATTTAGCGAAGTTTGGTGGTTTTATCCTTCGGCGGGTAGTTTGGAAATAGACCGATATGTAGCAGTAGATTTAGCTGAAAACCATTGGCTTATAGGAAACCTATCACGGACAGGCGGCGTTTCTAGGGGTGTTTTCAGAACACCTATTATGAGTGGTCAATACACACAGAATATTACTTATAATGTTACTGTTGCGGCAAGTGGTGGCGGTAATAAATATTTTATATCAGACCATTCTGGTGCGGCTCCAACTATTACATTAAGAAAAGGAAACACTTATCGGTTCGACCAATCAAATAATTCTAATATTGGTCACCCTTTCCAGTTTTCTACTACCGCAAACGGTACGCATGGCGGTGGGTCAGCATATTCAACAGGTGTGACAACAACAGGTTCAGCGGGGTCAACTGGAAGTTATGTTGAAATTACTGTTACTGATAGCACACCTTCAACGCTTTATTATTATTGCACTGCTCATAGTGGAATGGGAGGAACAATAAACATAATTGAGCCAGTAATGGTTTTTAACCATGAGCAAGGTTTAAATTATGATAGCGGTTCTATTTTTTGCGAAACTGGACCAATTTCGATTGGAAACGGTGATGCTGTTGCAAAAGTAATTGAAGTAATACCTGATGAAAAAACTCAAGGTGACGTTGATTTAAAATTTAAAACAAGATTTTATCCTAACGATACCGAAACAACTCATGGACCTTTTAATCCAAGTAACCCTACTGCATTGCGTTTTACTGGTAGGCAAATGCGGATGCGAGTAGAAGGCGACCAAGCAACAAATTGGCGTGTGGGAACAATGCGATTAGAAACTAAAGCGGGAGGCAGACGCTAATGCCAGTTACACCGCCAGTAATAGGAACAGATATTCGCCAATGGGGTAGAGAATTAAATTTATTTCTTAGCAGAAATTTAGGTAAACTTTTTTTTAAATCTTCGGGCGATGTGCCTGCCGATAATGGAATTTTTTTATGGGATGATGAAAAAAATTATCCTGTTGTTTCTTCAGATGGTGCATTTAGGCAAGTTGCAATGAAGCAGGCAACGCCTAGTTCTAGTGTTGGGGCGGCAGGCGATGTAGCAGGCATGATAGCTTGGGACGGCAATTATATTTATATTTGTACGGCTTCACACGATGGCAGTACAGCTATTTGGAAACGTGTTTCTCTCAGTTCTTACTAGGGGTGTAATTAAATTTAAAATGTGGTATAGAATAGATAGATTGGAGTAGAGTGATGGGTGTTATGGACTTTTTAATGGGCAAGCCCTCTAGCGTAGAATCCGACCCGCGCACAAAAGCGGCAAGGGATTTTATTCTTGACGAACTTATGAGAATATATGGCCAAGGTCCAATAAACGTTCCCAAATATATTGCAGAAGTACCAGAGCAAAGGTATAGCGGAACTAACAATTTGTTATCTGCACTAGGTTTAGATACTGTATCGCCCCCCCAAATGGATACAGTAAATATTGGCGGTATTAACGCTTATTCTAGTGAGCCATATCAGGAACAAATAGAAGCTGACTTTGCTGAAAAATACCCATCACTTTATGACCAATTAACAAATAGACCAGACCCAACAATGACTGCTTCTTTTCAACCAGTAGCAAGGGGCGGCGGCGTAGGTGGCAGTAATAGCGGTGGAGTTGGCCAAGAAAGGGCTGACTTTATGGCCGAACATATGGCACGACAAAAAAGAAACTATGCTGATGGGGTAACTGCTAACCCTAGTTTTGGCTATGGGCAAGATGATAAAGGCGGTGTCGTTGCTATAGGTTACGAAGGTGGCCAAGTTGACCCTGCATTAGCTAAAGCCGCAGGGTATACCACAAGAAAAGATGTCAACCCTTTTGATATGAGTTTTGGTGACCATATAAGCCAAATAGGAAGTGATGTTGGCACGATGGCAAGTAAGGTAGCGAACGATATAAAGAAAACTTCGCTAATTGGTAGAATATTTGGAGGCGGCAAATGATAGGCGATAATATATTTCAACAGTCGCAAGACGCGCAACAAACGGCGGCTAATACATATAACCAAATGGCGACACAGGGTTTAGACCCCAACGCTTACCAACAGTTTATGAACCCCTATATTGATGATGTTATAAACAGAGGCCAACAAGATATTGAACGCCAAAGGCAAATGGCTATAAATCAAAACTCTGCAAACGCTATGGGGCAAAACGCTTATGGCGGTTCTAGGTCAGCATTAGTTGATAGTTTAACCAACGCAGAATACGATAGAAACAGCCAAAATATGGCGGCGCAACAACGATTAGCGGGTTTTAATGCGGCGCAAAATTTAGCGCAAAGAGATATGAATACAAGGCAGTCAGGCGCGTCAGGTCTTACTGGGTTAAGCAATCAAATGTTTGGGCAAGGACAGGCAGGGTTACAGCAACAGCAACAGGCGGCAGAATTAGCGCAACGTCAACAGCAAATGATGCTCGATGCGGCAAGAAACCAAACACTAGCTAATTTAGGCTATCCACGCGAAAATTTAAGTTATTACAATAGTATTTTTGGCGGCTTGCCACAGTTTGGCCAACAAGTTCCCGAAAGATTGGGTTTATTTGATTTTCTAAATGCGGCAGGCAGTTTGCCGAAAATTCCTTTTTTTTAGGTACGGTTTAAATGATAACATGGCCAGAAGTACAACAAGGCATATTTGATGGAGAAAGCAAAGGTGATTATAACGCTTTATTTAATTACCAAAACAAGCCAGAGGGAATTTTTAGCAATACCCAACTGACAGATATGACTGTCGATGAAGCACTTTTATTTGCTGACCCAAAAGGAGATTACGCTAGGTATGTTGCAAGTTTAAATAACGGCCAAATCGCAACCCCAATGGGTGCATATCAAATAGTAGGCACAACTCTAAGAGATGCAAAAAAGAATTTAAATTTAAAAGGTGATGAAAAACTAACGCCAAGTTTGCAAGATAAAATTGGAAAGTGGATTTATGAAACGCAAGGAACAAAAGCTTGGGCAGGCTATAAGGGTCCAAAAGGAGGCAAAGACATGAACCAACCACTAAACGCATCACAAATGCAACAAAAACAGCGACAGGGTGGTGGTTTAATGGGTTTTCTTCGCGACCCTAGAACACGCCAAGTATTTGGAACTTTAAGCAAAAGCGACACAGGCAAAAAGTTATTAGATTTAGCCAATCAAGACGCTAAACGGCAAATTACTTTAGATGATGCTAATGCAACGGCTCGTTGGTTAGATACACAGCCTAATGGCAAAAAATATGCTGATGCTATTAGAATGGGCATGAATGCAAAAGAGGTGCTAGACCAGTACAAAACCGACCAAGGCTTGGGAACAGATGGTAACGTGCAATCGTCAACAGCATTATTTGGCGGTGGAACTATGATAGTCACTAGAAACGGTGAATTTATAGTAAAAGACACTAATAATAAAATATTAAAAGGCCAAGAAGCTCAAGACTATATAGATGCGGCAAATGCCAAAAAATTAAAATTTGACCAAGAAAATGCGGCAGGCAAAAAATTGGGTCAGATTACAGCCGAAAGAGCTGACAAAGTTTATGAAAAAGCTGAAAAAGTTACTGCATCTATAGACAATATTAACAGGGCAATCAAAGCCCTAGACGGTGGTGCAGTGTCAGGTTTCCTAGAAAACTTTTTTCCCGACATTAGAGAGGCATCGGCAGAACTTAGAACAGCAATGAACTCAATGGCTTTGGATACTATTGCCGCCGCAACATTTGGCGCATTGTCTGAAGCTGAAATGAAATTTGCTATAGCAACATCTTCCCCGCCTGACCTTAGTCCAGTACCTTTAAGACAATGGTTGATTAAAAAACGCAGAGACCAAGTAGCCGCTAGAGATGCCTTAGAAAAAGCGGCGGCTTACCTAGCGAGACCAGGAAATACTTTCGAAAGTTATATAGATGACCAAATTTCGGAAAGGCAACGAAACGAGGGAAGTAACAGGTATATTTCCAAACCATTAAATGAATTATTAGATTTAGCTGAAAAAGTCGCTAACGGTACAATACAAATGGGCGTTCAAGAAAAGAAAGAACTAATAGAAGCAATTAAAAAACAACAAAACCAGAGTTAATTACATGGATGTAAACGAAGCTATATCAGCCTTAGAAGCGCAAATTGCAGAAGAAACAAAAAGTGATTCCACAGAACTTGATGCTGAACTAAAATCATTAGTAAAACAAACCAACCTTTTACCGCCTGACCCCGAAGTTAAAGAAGATAAAAGGGGTTTTCTAAAAAGAACGGCTGATTGGTTTAAAGGTGGCCAAAGAGATAGCACTATACCAACTATTGCAGAAATGGCTTTAACAAACACTGCACAAAAACTAGCATTAGATGGAAAACAAGCCACAAGGCTTGCGGCACTTATTACAACAACAGTAAGCGATGATAGACTTCGAAGAGGCATAAAAAATATTTTGCCTGACGCTACTTTTACAAATGATGAATATGGTAATTTAGTCGTAATTTCGCCAGTAACAGGCAAGGGAACACCACAAGATTCACAATATGTAAGGTTTTACCCAAACCCTAAAGGATTAGATAAAACTGATTTATATCCATTAACTGGCGCACTTGCGGGCGGGTCTGTTTTAGCAGGCGGTGCGGCACTAATGGGTATCCCTGCGGGTGGTTATTTTGGTTCTGCGTTGTTAGGTATGGCTGAAGGAACTTTAGCTGAATTAATTAGTAGTAGATTAACCAGTAGCGTTTTTAAAATTTTTGATGTTCCATTAAGCGCATTAGGCGGGATTTTGGGTAAAGCGGGAATGGACAATGCGGCTAAAATTCTAGGTGGCATTGTTTCTAAATTAAAATCAAAACCGTTTGAAGTAATAGACAAAACAACAGGCCAACTAAAAACATCAGTACAAGATAATTTAAGGGCAAATGGCATAGACCCTGATGGTGTAAGTGAAGCTTTAGCAAAAGAAATAAATGAAAAAGTTGGCCAATCAATAGACGCGCAGGCGGCGGCCTCAGTTACCGAAGCGGAAAGTCTGCCGATACCAGTTCCGTTGACTAAGGGGCAGGCAACAGGCAACCCAAGCGACCAATTATTTGAAGATGCGATTACAAAAGGAACATACGGCACAACTAATAAAGATAAAATAGATGACATTATTACTAAACAAACTGACCGTATAAATGAAAATGTTGGTGCTATAGAAACTTCTTTGGGTGGCGGTGCGCCTAAACCTTCCACAATAGAAGTTGGCGAAAATATTCAAGGAACCTTGAATAATATAAGGCGAACTGAAAAACAAAGGGCAACGCAACTTTTTACAGAAGCGGGTGAAAAAGGTTACGCATTTATACCAACAGAACACGCAGGGGAAGTAAGTGACATTTTAAGAAGAAGTGTTGATGGCTTTCCAAAAACAGAAATAGAAAATGTTTCTAAGCTTATTGATGAAATGGAAGAAATATTAAGTTCTGGTGGCGATGTTAAAAGTTTGTTTAATATTAGAAGGCAGTTAAACGGCTTTCAAAAAAATTCACCCGCACAAGCGGCGGCAATAAAACTTAAAAATACACTAGACAGCGTTTTGGACGGCTTAGTAGAGCAAAAATTACTTGACGGTAATCCTGAAGCTGTAACCGCGCAACTAAAAGCTATAGCTAATTATAGAGATTATGCCTCACGTTGGAAAGATAAAGGCATTTTGCGAACTTTAACAGAAGTTGAGCCAAATAGTGGAACTTTTCAACTTAAAAAAGACCCCGCCGAAATAGCTAACTTTTTATTTAATTCATCAGGCACAAGATTAATTAAACAGCCCAAACTAAGAAACGATTTAAGAATATTAAAACAAAATTTGCCAGAAGATGTTTGGAACCAAATACGCCAAGAAGCTTTTATGACTATTGTAAAACAGGCTAATTTACCACAAACAGGCACAGACCAAATAAAATTATCTGGCGTAAAAATGAGCAATTTTTTGTTTAAAATGACGCAAGATAATCCAGAAGTTATGCGCGGGTTGTTTTCGGCAGATGAAATAAAACTTTTAAAACGTTTTGCATCAGTAGCAAGGCGAGTTACAGACACAACAAAAAACGTTTCTAATACAGCATACGCCGCGCAAGGTATCTTAGCCCAACTTTATAGAAGTTTAGATATGAGTAGGTTAGGTCGAGCAGTAAACCAGATACCTATTATAAATAGCCTACAAAGGTTTGTGGCGGGTGAAGCGGCTGAGGAGGCTAGCCCCATAATGTTTAGAGGACCAAGCGCAGGCGCGGGAGCAGGCGGTACTGTTGGAGGTTCTGAGCAACTTAACCCAATGCAAGAAGAATTAAATAGACTTACTGGCAACCGTTCACCGAACGCATATTATTAAAAGGATAAGCCATGAAAATCGAGGCAATGGATGACGTAACAGTTCAAGGCATTATACAAAAGGCCGTGGAAGATGCCGTTGATTTTATAGAAGCTGAAATAACTGAGCCAAGATTAAAATCACAGCGTTATTACGATGGCGAAGTTGACATAGGATACGAAGACGGTCGCTCAAGAGTGGTAGCTACAAAATGCCGTGAAGTGGTAAAAAGTTTAAAACCATCTATCCAACGTGTTTTTCTAAGCACTGAAAACGTTGTAGAGTTTGTTCCCAGAATGCCAGAAGACGTTCAGGTTTGTGAGCAAATGACCAAGTTTGCTAATTATAAATTTATGCAAAATAACGGCTATAGATTGCTTAACGATGTTTTTCAAGATGCAATGGTTAAGAAAACTGGCATAGCCAAAGTAATGTTTGAAGATATTGCAAAAACTGAAGTACACGAAGCGCACAACCTGACAGATGACGAGTTTGCTTATTTAACAGAACCCGACAATGTAACGGTTTTAGAGCATACAAAAAATTCTATAGGAACTTTAGATGAAGAAGGCATAGGCACTGAAACAATTATGCACGATGTAAAAATGAGCATCGAAATAACAAACGGTGATATTACTATAACTTCTATACCCCCAGAAGAATTTTTTGTAGATAGAAACGCTCGCAGTATTGATGACTTTTTTGTGATTGGCCACAGAACAGATATGACTATTGGCGATTTGCTTGCAATGGATTTTGACCATGAAGAAGTTCATAACTTGCAAGGCAATATGTCAACGTTTGAAGCTGAAAGCGAGTTTGAACGTAGAAATTACGCTGTTGACGAGGACGATGATGAAAGTGCCGACCCAACAAGTAGAAAAGTCGTTGTAACAGAAGCTTACATGAAAATAGATAAAGAAGGCACTGGAAAGCCTTTAATGTATCGTTTTATTCTAGGCGGTTCTAGTTACAAAGTTCTTTCGTGTGAATTAGCAGATGAAGTGCCGTTTGCAATATTTGAAGTTGACCCCGAACCTCACGCCTTTTTCGGTAGCAGTTTGGTTGACTTAGTTATGGACGACCAAGATGCGGCAACTTCCATGCTTCGTGGCGTTTTAGATAACGTTGCGTTGACTAACAATCCTGGTCTCGAAATAGTAGATGGCCAAGTTTCAG